GCACTATGAAGTATCTACCTTGCTTATGTAAAATGTGGCAAGATTGATACAACTTGTTTTCTTTTCTGGAAGCGATCCCGATGCGGGTAAGTGTCTCACGAACCTTTAGAAAGTTATCTGGTTCTGGCAGTATCACTTCAAGCATGGACTCAGCTGTCCAGTCGTAATAAATCAATTCGACAGTCATTATTTTCCACCTTTGTATAATTTTTCTTTTATCATAACTAAATGATCTTCCGTCAATATACTTAGGGCATCAACTGCCTTAGAATCGGAATAACCAAAGTATTCTTTAACTAATCGAAGAGACTCTGTTTCGGCATCTTTTTTGTGCCATTTGGAGAATCTTTTCTTCTTAGAGATACTATTTAGTAAAAAAGAAAACTGCCAGTCCACTGGAATAGATGAGTTGCGATTCATCTCGTTTGCATATAGGACTGTATCTGGAAAATAACCCAAACCCCTGTTAATGATAAAAGGAACATAGTCCTTCTTAGCCATCGGGTCTTCTGCTAAGAGATCTTTCTTTGTGGAATTGATTGCATTAATAAAGTCAAATGGTGTCATGATATAAATCCAACTTCTTTCAGTGTAGACTCGTGACAAGCAAATCGTTTTCCAGGAAATCTTTCTACAAGGACTTTCTCTACATCTTCCTTTGAAGATCCCTGTGCCATAAATTGTTTAGTATCTTTGTCGTAAACATATAACATATCATTATGTTTTTCGATAATGATATGGATCTGTTCTTCTTCTTGTTCTTCAAATTGTTGTATGGTCTTAAAGTGTTTTTCAATTTGCTTCTTGGCATGTTTTTCTCTAGCGTTCCAGCCAGATACTGCACCCATTATCCATACAACAAATGTGAATACTACTAGTAGTATAAGTTCCATGTTAGCCTCATTTGAATTTACACTGAGCCATAATCTCAGTGAGTGCTGCCATTATATTTAGTTCATGGTCAGCTACAAATGCTGCTTTATATTGATAGTCTGCAAGAATAAGAACTAATTGTGGAACACTGTTTGGTTCAATCGTAGTTGCAGCACTATCGTATAGTTCACGGAATAGTGATGTGGTATCTGAGTCAGAGTTTTTCGAAACCCACTTACGGACTTCTGTAAAGTCTTTCTCTTTAAGTAGTTTAATTAAACCCTTAAATGATTCCTCAGACATATTGACAAGGATGCCAGAATCAATCTTACCAGAAACAGAGTATCGTTGGAGTTCATTTAGAATCCTACGGTAATCTGGAAAATGTTTAGTGATTAGTTCGGCAACAACTTTAGGATCGAATTCAATCTGCTCTTGTTTGAGGATTGACACTGCTCGCTTAAAGAAGGTTGCAGCGATCTCCTGCTTGTCTTTGGAATCAATCTTAAACTCCACTACAGCACAACGACTGTGGATAGGTTCAATGATACGATTCTTAAAGTTACAAGTTAGAATGAATCGGCAGTTGTTGGCAAACTCTTCAATGAATCCACGAAGTGCTGGCTGAGTTGAATTAGCATTAAGGTAATCCGCTTCATCGAGGATGACAACTTTCTTGGCATCAGTCAATGATATAGTGGAAGCGAATCCCTTAATCTTAGTGCGCAGAGTATCAATACCCGATTCTTCGGATCCGTTGATCATCATAAACTCTGCACCAATTTCATTACATAGTGCTTTGGCAATTGTAGTTTTACCCACACCAGCAGAACCAGTGAACAAGAAGTTAGGTAGTTCACCTTGTTCTACATACTGGCGGAAAGTCTCTTTCAATGCCTGTGGTAAAACACAATCATCAATCTTCTGTGGACGATACTTTTCTACCCACAAAAACATTTCATCACGACTATCAATCATATATCACTCCAAACATAATAAAAACAGAGAGGGAATTATACCCTCTCATCAATTAAAACTCAAATGTAGAATCTGCTTCTACTGCGACATAGTAAACTAAGTCAGTGTTTGGTGCTTTGAAACGAGAAATCTTCTTGCTGGAGATTGACACTTGGTAATCACCTGGAAGCATCTTTAAGTTTTCTACTTTCAGATTAACTTTAAATACTTTATCAGTGTCACCAATTGCTTCACTGTAAGAGTTACCAGTGGCATTCTTCTTATCACCAACGACAGCAGTAACCTTACTGCCATCACCAACGATAGATACATCGGCTGCACGAAGGACTGAAGAAGTTTTCTTAATCATATCCAACATCGTTGCAGACATGTTAAAGTTAATCTCTGCATCAGGGAAGGTAATTGCTTTCTGTGGTGCTACCAAAACAGATGGATCTGCAGCAAAGAACTTGATGTTCATGTTACCTTGTTTGATTGAGACATACTTGTCTTGGAATTCCAATTCAGGATCGTCAAAGAGAGACATCGCACCCAGAAACTCATTCAAGTCATAGATGGCAAAGTCAGGGAATGCCTCAGTAGTTGTTGCGTCAGCCATCACATTCTTCTGTGCACTGATAGTTGCTAGTTTGTTACCTTGCTTCAAGAGAAGATTGCTGTTGATGCCAGCAAAGTTCTTGATTAGGTTTACGGTTTCTTTACTTAATTTCATTATATTTTCCTTCTTCATTATTAACATGGGTTTTCAAATCGATACATTCTTGTTGATGAGGACATTCATCTACAATTCCGTTTGCTTTGTAGTGTTCAACCAGTCCACAATACTTTTGGTTTTCATGACCATCCAATGGACAACGAACAAATATATGAGTCATATCGTATCTCCTTTTTCTAATTGATACACTACTATGTATAATACATTATACCTCATTATGAGGTATTTGGCAAATTTATTTTGAGTATTTAACATCGTGTTCATACAAGAACATTAGGCAACACATTGCATGCGCCAAGTGATTCTTGCCAGTCTCGGGATCGTTTTGCTCTCCCTCTTTCCATGCCCAAAGATGTCTTTGCATTGCGTCAAAGTATCTTCGTTTTGAGTCTGGAACATTCTTCCAATTATCTGGTTCGTATTTCTCCGCACCAAATGTTAGAATTTCTACAGTCGCTTTTAATGCGAGTGGTGGAAGTAAACCATATTGTAGTTTACCTCCATCGAATTTACGACCACCAGTCGTAGCTGTTTGTGATAATTTAACTTTATCGTTCAAGACATCACCTCAAAATAAATAAGTGGACAATAACAAAGAAGTCTACAATCACTAAGAAAGTATATTGTAGCTTTAATCTAAAATCATTCATATCAATCGATAAGAATAGTAGTATAAAATGTGAACTTAAAAATGCCCAGATCCAAACTGGAGTATCAAGTAAGATTAAAAATGCACCACCAAGTATATAAAGCCATGTAGTAATCCAACGGATTGAAAGCAATTATACTACCTCAAATGAATGTGACAAATGAGCACTCCGAAGAATGCCCATTTATAACTCACTTAATTAAGCTGTACGAGTAAATACAGATGAACCAGCATAGCGGTTTGCAATGGCAACCATCGCACGAGTTGGACGACCGATGCGGTATTTAACCACTTCAGAACCATTCACAACTGCTGGGTTAGAGTAAACACAATAACCTTGCTCACGCAAGTTACGAATTGTGCTTGCTGGATGTGCAATACCGAAAGAGGACTTGATCTGCTTAGCAGTGAAAGTCTTACCCTTGTTCAGATGCGTCAATAGCAATTCTTGTTTAGACATAATATCTCCATAATTAACAACCATCAAATGAAAAAAATCATCTGGGGCGATGGCAGTACCCCAGATGACAGGTAAACTCTAATTAAACTGTGATGCCATTCTCACGAAGGATCGCATTGAAGTCTTCGGTGTCATCACCGAACTCAACGGATTCATCAACAATCTTTTGAAGACGAGATACTTCTATCTTATCTTCTTTCGCAACTGCAGTAGTTGCAGGTGCTTTGACTTTAACAGTCTTGGCTTTAGCAAGTTTCGCAACTTTGGCTTTAGCCTTTGCTACTTTTGGAGTATTCTTCTCAGCCAATTCTTTGGCATAAGCAGACAACTCGACATCAGTAGGAATCGGCAACTGGTATACACCACGCTCGACTTTATTCTTATTGAACAACCAGTTAGGGTATCCAATCTTTTCACCCTTCGCACCAGTACGCTGATCACGAATAGTGTAATAGATTGCAGCACATTCCTTCAGAGTAATCTGAGGATCTTTCTTATACTGCTTGTTGGACTCAAGAACAGCCACAACAAAACGCTTTTGGGACAACGACAAGTTTGCAAATTTCAACATAATATATTTCCTTTTCAAAGTTTCACAAAAAATTTCTAACTAACAGATACTATTATACTACAATTCCGAATTAAAGGCAAGTTCTTTTTGCAATAACCCTACGAGTTGCAGGGGATTGCAAGACTTACATTTAGAAGGGAATCTCGTCTTCCACCTTTGGAGTCTCTACAGTTTCTGTAGCAACTACTTCAGGTTGTGGGTTTGCAACTTTATCGAACAAGTCGATGAATGCAGCTTTGGTTGCTGCATCGAAACGATTGCAACACAACTCAACTGCTTTCTGCTGATTCTTAAAAATTGCATAGGCACGAACAATGTGGATCATACGACGAGTCGTAATAGTTTCATCCACACCACCATCCTCGAAAGTGCGACGAATTGCTTCAGCCCACTTCACGAGTGTCTCTGCAAACTCGGCATCTAAACAGCCATAAGTTTCCATGAGATTCTTAATAATCTTAACTTCGATTTTTGCAGTTGGGTATTCCTGTTCGAATGTAACAGCGAATCGCTCCAAGAATGCTTCGTTCAAAACATTGGTACCAATATAGCGACCATCGTCTGAACCCTTACCCTTAGTGTTTGCAGTTGCAAAGATGTTGAATCCTTCAGCTGGAACAATCATCTCATTCTTGAGTTTGAAGTAGTATGGTTTACCCTCAAGGATCGGTTGCAAACAAAGCAGAGTGTTTGCTGAACCTGCATCGATCTCATCAAGCAACAACGCAGTACCGCTACGCATTGCAATCAATACTGGACCTTCTACGATCTCCACATTACCATCTTCCAAAGTCTTGGAACCGATAAGTTGTTCTTCGTCAGTCATCATGTTAAGGTTAACACGAATCAATGGACGCTTGTGCTTGGCACAAATCTGTTCGACCATCGTTGACTTGCCATTCCCAGTTGGACCAGAAATGTAGGCTGGGTAAAAGATACCAGACTTGATAATGTTTTCCAAGTCATTGTAGTTACCGAATGGTACAAAGTTGCTATCTTTCTTTGGAATCAACGCTGAGATATCAGAGTAGTCCACCTTAAAGGATTCTTGTTTCACAGGTTGTGCTTTCAATGCAGTGTTTCCAATAATAGGGGTTGCACCACCTTCAATAGCGTACAAACCACGACCAACTTTATTCTTCATGAGCCACAAAGGATACTTCTCTGTCTTCATTGCTTCCATAACATCCAAAAGTTCTGGACGACTAACAGTGCCTTTGGTGGCAGTGTCAGGGTACATTTCTTTCATCTTCAATTCAAACGATTCACGGAACTGGGTATCAGTTTTTGCCATCACATTTTCTCCATAATAAAATTACACTTTCACAAATTCATAACAACTATTATACTGTAATTAACAATAAAAGTCAACACTTATTTAACCCTGTGGTTGTAAGGGTCTTAGGCTACTAATCCAACGAATCGATTGAGTAGGACTCGGGAAGTCTTCTTTACATTCAAGAATTTACCGAAATTCTTTGCAATCGCTCTTGCATTTGCATCGGCTTTTACATCCATCTCACCCTCTTGGATCTTGGTTGAAGACTGTGGAATCAAGAACAACTCATCACGACCAGTGTTTTTCACTGACGCAAAACCTTGTGCTCTGAATTCTTTCTTCCAGCTATCAATCAATGCGTAGATGTCTCCATTAAAATCAGGTAAGTTTGAGTTTGCAACACAACGCAAATCACGACCACGATTCTGACAGATGTGGAATCCGACCGAAGAAATATTGTAACGATCTTTGATCATTCTAAGAATCATCTCAGTTTGATTACCAGACAGGCGACCAATTTCATAAGTCTTTTGTGTGGCTTCATCTTTGATAAAGTTCTTGATTTTAATTCGTTTGTAAACACCATCAACGATCTCTGTACGAGAGTCATCGAAACGACCAGATGTGTAGGTATTCAATGAACCACCTTCACCATCGGTAAGAGTAATGAAAGTTGTTTTCTCGATATTGTTGTTCTTAATAAATGTACCCAAAGTTTTGTAGCAATATACCAATGCTTCATTCAATGGAGTACCACCAGTATTGTAACCTTCATTCCAATGGAAACGATAGTCAAGAACACGACGAGCCATTGAATTGAATTCGCTGGTAGTCATTTTGTTGTTGAAGAATTCTAACAAGTGGAACCTGTCGGCAGAATCAATCAAATTGTTTTCTTCTCGTCGTGCAGATCTCCAAGCACGATATGCTTCATGTTCTGCTACAGTTTCAGTTTTCTTGTCGTTATAGTCAGTCGTAAATGCATACACACGATATGGAATCTGAACACGATTACAAAACATAGCCAAGTTGATAACTTGTTTCATGGTATCTTTCAATACTTCATTCATCGAACCAGACCAGTCAACAAGAAGAATCATGCCGTGATTTTTACCTTGTGGTAGAGAAGTCACACGCTTGAACAAATCGTCTTGCAGTTTGTATGCATAAACTTTCTTCATGTCCAATGAACCAATCTTTGATACCATTGCACGCTTGTGAAGTTGAGCAGACTTTTTCATCTCGAATTCTTTCACGAGATAATTCACAGTACGAATAGATTCGGTTTTGAATTGCACAAAATCTGAATCCTCTGCATTGTGGAAAGCATTTCGTTCTTCATCACTCATATTGCGAGTGCGGTAGTCAATCATGTCTGGACTATCAAGTAACCACTTCTCAGGTGATTTAGTTTCATTAAGAATTTGTTTGTAACCGATGACTGGATCTTTAAAGTAATCTGTATCAAACTTCCAGTATTTGTATTCGGTAGAATCATCAGCAAGGTCTTCCAATTTGTTTTGGAATGCTCTTTCTGTTTTTGATTCTAAATCGTCACCAATTTCTGACTTGTCGTCATTTTGTAGTGTAGATGATTTATTATTCTTGGCTGGTTTTAGATCTTCGTCTTCACCATCTTGTTCTTCAAAGTCTTCTTCGCCATCGATGTCAAAGTCACCATAGTTTGGATCGTCGTCTTCATCACCTTCATCTTCTTCTTGTTCTTGGAATTTGGCATTCTGTTTACGCTCTTCGGCTACTTGTTTAGAGTATGCATAAATCTCATTTGCCAGTGCAACAATTTCATCGACTGTTTCTGTTCGTTCAGCACGATTCACAAATGCCTTTTCATCAGGTGTGAATGTTACACCACACTGGAATCCTGCTTTAAAGTAAAGATTGATTTTGTCAATGAGTAGCAGTTCGTCAAAGTCTTGAACTTGTTTCGTGCCAAAGAAGTCACGATCATTGAGTTGCTTATATCCTTCGTTCATGCGTTTGCGCAATCCTGGATATTTGCGTTTGATAAGTTTCTCGATACGAACATCTTCTAGGACATTCATGTATGAGTGTAACTTAGGAGTTTCCCTTAGTGGTGCAAGATAGTCATCGTTGGTGTAAAGGGCATGACCCACTTCGTGACCAATCAACATATCTTCAATTTCGGGAGTCATATCTTTCCACATCGGAAGAGTAAGAATACGACTCTTGATGTCAAAAGATGCAGTGCGAGTTCTGGCACGAATAACTGAAAGGTTTTCAGTTGCCAGCAGTCTTGCGGATAGATCAGATGCTTTCATTTCCATAATATATTTATTCCCCAAACGCTAATTCAAATTCGAATTCAGTCAACAGTGCTTCAATCTTAGCACGATTAGCCAATTTTACAGGAAGGATGCCTTCAAATACACATTCTTCTTCGATACCATAACCATGACACAAACATGCTAACTCAAAGTCATCAAAACCAGCCCATTGATTTTCCATAGTTTTCTCCATAATATAACGACTATTATACACCAGTCGATGATTAAAGACAACACTTATTTTCAAAAAAGAAAAACCCTGTAAATTCAACAACTTACAGGGTCTGGGATAGTCTTACTTGCAGTAGGGTTTTACAAATATAAGGCTGTTAGAGTTTCTTCAGCACCCAAAGATCCTTTTGCAAAAACATTAAATGCGAGACTAATCCTAGTCTCTACTGATGTAGTTTGTTCAACCATATGAGTTAAACTTGAAGGGAATATCATTAGCTTTCCAGTTGTGACTGGAAACCACCAACTAGTAGAATTTGACAAATTATATCCAGATCTATTAAAGTCTAGTTGTCTAAAATTATGATCGTTGTAAAAATAAATTTTATCCTTTTCTGGATCTGCATTAAAATAAAACACACCAGAAATAATACTATTCGAATGATTGTGTTTATGGTGAAACTCCCCAGGACTAGTGTAGTTTAACCAAGATTGTGTTACATAAAATTCTACATCTTTGGTAGTCATTAATATGTTTTCAACATAATGTTGCACACCTGTTTCTATGAATTCTTTAATAGAAGACAATTCTGCACAATCTCTCAGTAGGTATCGGTCATTACTAACTACATTACCCATGTTTCTATGACATTTACCTTCTGTGCCATGTAATTTTGCCAATGTTATTTCTTGTTCAGTTATATCCCTACCAAGATCCCAATCTACAATTGTAGTTGGGAAAATGTGTTGTACTTTCATTTGCATTTTATTATCCCTTTGCGATTACGCTAAAATCATTTCTCTTTTCAAACTTAATAACGGATCTGAACTTATCAAACAACTGATCACCCTTGTGAGAAATAACGAAGATATTTGTATTGTCTCCAAACTGGTTCATTAGGTTCAAAAAGTAATCTGTTCCTGCTGTGTCTAAAGATGAGTCAAAGATTTCATCCAGTAATAGTAAGTTTGTATTGACAGAGTTCTTCATCTTTGCAATCTGTCTCCATGTAAATAGGATTGCCAAGTCAATACGCATCTTCTCACCTTCAGAGAATGATGCATATGTAAAGTCATCTCGGAATCTAGACTTAACAGATTCATTGAATGCTTCGTCTAACTCAAAGTGAATATAAGCATCCATTGCTTGAAGGTATTTATTAATCAATTTATTCATGATAGGAAGATACTCACGAATGATTGCTGTCTTGATACCAGTGTCCTTCAATAGGATATTGGCAACATCTTCAAGATTTCTTTGCTCTTGGAGTTGAGTCTTCTGACCAATCTTACCAATGGCTTCTTTGGCAAGTTCTTTTAACTTCCCCTTCTCTTCATCGAGGTTAGTTGTGTCAGATTTAACCCTTTGGGTCTCAGCTTCAAGTTCTTTGATTTGTTTGTTGAGTAAGGTGACAGTAGAGTTCCTTGTAGATAACTCAATGTTCTTGTCGGTAATTTGCTCAACCACTTTGTTAATTTGCGATAGTTTCTCATTGAGATTGGAGAGTATGGTTTCGAGTTCACCAATCTTTGTGTTATTGTCCAGCAGTTTCGAATTAAGATCCTTGATAATACCTTCTTTGTATTCCTCTGGGATATCTTGGCTACACGATGGACAAACATCGTGTTCGCTAAAAAACTCTGTGTTGTGTTCGCAAGTTTCGATTTTCTGGAGCAACTTACTTCTAATGGACTTGGCTTTGTCGATGTCTTCAGCAATAGTTTCCTTGTCATTGATGCTTGCCTTAAGAGTATCGATCTCCGAAACGATAGATTGGATCTCGCCCTCTGCCTGTAGAATTTCACTAGAGTTAGCAGAAATCTTTGTTCCGATACTTTCGATGGCACTAGTCTTTGCTTCAGAAATAGTTTTGATGAGTTGTGTTTGCGAATCAACTTTTGTCTTCGCAGTAGAGATTTCATTTTCGATTGTTGTAATAGCATCTTTAGTTTCCTGTACCTTTTCTTTCAACAACGAATTCATTGTAGAGAAAATACGAATGTCAAGAATGTCTTCAATAACTTCTCTTCGTTGGGTTGTTGGTAACTGCATGAATGGAACAAACGATGCAGAACCAAGGATAACAACTTGTGTGAATGTCTTGTAGTTTAATTTAAGAACCTGTTGCTCAAGAATCTTTTGATAGTCTCTTGATGCAGCATCTTGATTGATCATCTCACCATCTTGCCAGATCTCAAATATATTGGGTTTGATACCACGAATGATTTTGTATTCTTTACCATTGATATCAAATTCAATCTCAACAACGCAACCTTTACCATTGATGGAGTTTACAAGTTGACCTTTGTTGATGTTACGGAATGGTTTACCAAATAACGAAAAGCACAATGCATCTAAGATTGTGCTCTTACCTTCACCATTCTTACCAATGATAAGAGTGGTTTGTGATTTGTTTAGTAATACTTTGTTCGGTGAGTTACCAGTAGATAAAAAGTTTTTCCACTGTACGCTTTTAAATACGATCATTCAGCTTTCCATTTCATACCCAGTGCTTTGTAAATAAACTGCTTAACAAAGTTAGGTTTCTTTTTAGAGATAATAGTAATTGGCATCTGGTCAACATTAATAGTAAAGGATGGGTTGCCGAGATTATTAGACATAGTTGTCCAAGTAGTAGCACCAGTTCCACCGAACACTAATCCTGATATCGTAACAGAATTTTTTAACTGTTCGGTTCGCTTA